AAGACCGGCAAAGGCGACACGAAACCGGCACCGAAGCCTGCTGCTAAACCTGCACCCAAGAAGCCTGCACCGAAGCCAGCGGCCGCACACGAGCACAAGAAGCCAGTGCGACGCTTCAGCGATGCAAACGGATTCACGAGCTGGAGACCGCAGACCTTCGCTGAAGGGAAAGTGAACTGGAACCTTATACAGACCGACCTCGACAAAATGCAGTCGGACTTCACGACCGATGCAAACGCGCTCCTCAACGACTCCAAGGACTCATTCATGGCAAAGCTCCACCAAGCGCTCAAGGACAACGACTACAAAACCATCGCCACGCTCGAGCTGGGCTTTTTGATTGCATACAAGTCACTGATTAAAAAGGCGATGCAAGATGCATACGTGCACGGCAAGACCGACGTCGCGCACGAGATAGGCATCGACACGCCAGCCAACACGGCCGACACACTCAAGAACATCGACCTCATCGCACAGACCGTCGCACAGAAAACAGCAGCCGCACTTGAGGCACAGGTGAAGCTCGGGGTATCCACCGCACTCAAAAGCGACGTACCCGCACTGCAGGTATCCGGGCAACTTGACGCTGACCTTGAGCAGGCGATCGCCAAGACGGTAGACGACGCGGCAAGCACACTCATCTCGCAAGCCATGAACATGGGACGCAACGATGTCTTTGACCGCAACAGCGACGAGATTTATGCCCTCCAGCGCAGTGAACTGCTCGACAGCAAGACCTGCAACTTCTGCCTGAGCATGGATAGTCGCGTTGTCGAGAAGGGAGACGAGTGGACCGACACCGACATATTCCACAGCAACTGCAGAGGCATCTGGGTAGCAATCCTCAAGGACGAAGTGAACCCACCACCAATCGACGGCGTGCCTTCAAACGTCGGAGATTACTACGGTGGCAACGTCAACTCGCTCGTGCAACCGAAGGTGCCAATCACAAAGCCGGGCTCGCTCGCGGAGCAATTCGTCAAAGACCAAGCAGCCAAGGCAGCCAAGAAATAACATGGCACGCGCACGCAGAGCCACAGACGGCAACGGCACCGTATACATAGCCATCGAATGCAAGGGGTGTGACGAACGCCACACCGTCGTCGTAGCGCGTGGCATCGGAGACATCGGTCCCGTGTGGGGATTCAATGGCTCGCTCGAGCTACCAACATTCACACCATCACTACGAGTCACTTGGCCGGCGAACCCTAACGCGATAGCAGGCTTTGAGGAGTGGCGCACCGAGAGATGTTGTCACTCGTTCGTCGCCGACGGCAGAATCCAGTACCTCGGAGACTGTACGCACTCACTGGCCGGACAGACCATAGACCTACCGGAGATATCGGGTGTAGAATAAAGACGGGGGAGCAATGCAACCGAGGTCCAAGGCTTAGCCACATGGACACACACATCAACCGCATCACTCCCCCACCAGCTCTTTCAAAGGAGGTGATCACATATCTCTGGCGAGTCCCAGCCGCCAGTAACTAACACCCCGCCGTTGACGGGGTGTTCTTTTTTGAGATAATGGGCTGGACTGGTACACGAGAGCGCAATGGCTCCGGTCAGTTGATTGGGCTCGAATTAGATTCGACTCCGGCGTTCTTTGAAAAGTTGCGATGCAAGCGCACCCGATCGCTTCTCTCGGGTAAAACTCAAAAGCAAAATCTATTGCTTCTCCGTACTTCTCGAACGCTGGCAGTCTTCGGACTCCTGCATTCGCCTAGCGACGGCGTCGACCATATTGCGGACGTGCGCAAAATGGCCCGGCGTAAACAATCACGTATGGTGGAGGTAACATGAACCCAGTCCAATGGGCAATGCCCCGGGGTCCGCGTATGCGGGCCGACGAGCTCAAGCGCTACTTGAGACAGGCATCGTAGACGCTTTTCAATGACACTGAAGGACCCGGGTGCAAATCCCGGCGAGTCCACACGATCGTGCTCTGTCCCCCGAGGCGCGGTAAAGTCGGATCAGACCAAGCTCCCGCACAATATGAGTCCCAGCCTCCGGGGAGAGCGCACGACAAAGATATCCACACCTTGACTATGAAAGCACCATGAGGGGTGTTAATCTTTATGTATTCCCATGAAGACACTCACCACTGAACAAGCTCGCGTGAGAGCGAGCGGTAAATACATCGGCATCTTCCCCTTCGAGTTCGACGATGGGGGTGGTGGCACAGGTAGCGTGACGATACCGCGCACGATTCACCTGATACCGATTGGGACGTGGGATCATGACCTCTACGGTCCAATAATTATTACGCCTGCTGACATCCGGCAATTCGCGTCCAACTTTAATGCAGGTATCCGCAAGGGTATCTTCATCACAGCCGGGCACGAGGGCTATGCCGAGCTGCCTGCGCAGGGGTGGATAACTTCGGTAGAAGCGCGTGACGACGGTCTGTGGGGCGTGGTAGACTGGAACCAGCTAGGAGTAGAGACTTTGAGCGACAAGCAATACAAGTTTTTCTCTCCTGAGTTCTTCCTCGAATACGCCGACCCAGAGACGCATGAAGTTACGAAGAACGTTCTCACCGGCGGCGCACTCACAAAGAGCCCTTACTTCAAGGAACTCGAGGCCGTGGTCTTCTCGGATAGAAACATTACAAAGAAAATTAATACTAACGAAAACATTATGGATATTGCAGAAATTCTCAAGCTCGACAAGGCCACTCTGACCGACGAGCAAAAGGCTTTTATTAAGACCAACGCCGACAAGCTCACTGACGAGCAGAAGGTGGAGTACAAAGACGTCGTAGGCGAGGCGGATGCCCCTGCAGAGACGGACGAGGAAAAGACCGCACGCGAGGAAAAGGAGAAGGGCGATGCCAACGAGGCAGCCGGACTCAACCGCGACGGCTCAGCCAAGACTGCAATCGACGCATCCGAAAAGGTGCAGATCAGTGCAGGCGAACTCGCAGCACTCACCAAGGCAGCGAACGAGGGCAAGTCTGCATTCGCAGAGCTCCGCACGAGCAAGATCACTGCGTCTGTCAAAAGCCTCGTCTTCAATTCAAAAACCAACAGTGTCGGACGGTTCCTCCCGAAGAGTGAAGCAGCCCTTCAGTCTTTCATGGAGAAGCTCGATGACGGACAACGCGCTGCGTTTGCAACGTTGGTAGCAGAACTGCCAAGTTCGCAGATTTTCGCCGAGAAGGGCGATGCTGGGACGATGACGGGTTCAGCTGAATCGGAGGTAGAAGCAAAGACCACGAAGCTCATGACTGAGAAGAAGATGTCGTACAGCGACGCTCTCAAGCAGACCTTCGCGGAGGATGCAGCACTGCACGAACGCTACGTCGCAGAGACGGGCACGCGCAATTAATTAATCATTATTTAAAACATTCACTATGTCTCAAGCAATTCGTGATTTCGAGAAGTCCTTCCTCTCGACAGCTGACCTCAGCGCCGCTGAGTTCGTCATTGTCAAAGTGGACACAACCGCCGACCAGAGTGTGGTCATTGCGGCTGCAAGTACCGACCCAATCTGTGGCGTTCTTCAAAACAAGCCAAAGGCGGGCAAGGCAGCAGTCGTCCGTTGGGGTGGCAGTTCAAAGGTTATCGCAGGTGGCACGATCACTCGTGGCGACCGCGTGACCTCAGACGGTTCCGGTCACTGCGTAACGACAACCACCAACAAGGATGTCGTGCTCGGCCTCGCGCTCAGCTCAGCAGTCTCCGGCGATGTCGTCGAGATTCAGCTTTCGCACCCTGCGAAAAACAGCTTCACCTAGTCGATTTTTATCAAACTTACTTACCATTAATTTAAAACACTATTATGGCACTCGTACAACAGGATGTCGTCGTCGATCCAGCGTTGAGTAACGTCTCGATCAAGTACACCAACGACACCTTCATCGCTGACATTCTTTTCCCGATGGTAAAGACAGCGAAGCAGACAGGTAAATACTACATATACGATAAGAGCAACCTCCGCGTCGATCAGACGACTCGTGCAGCTGGTAGCGGCGCGAACGAGATCGACTTCGGAGTGGCACCAACGGGGACGTTCTCCTGCGATGACCACGCTCTGAAGGGCTTCGTGTCGGACGAAGTTCAGGATCAGGCAGATGCAGCCCTCAACCCGCTCATCGATGAGACTGAGACCATCACCGAGAAGCTCCTCCTTGACCGTGAGACCAACGCGGCCACGATCATGCAAAACACAGCGACCCTCACTCAGAATACGACGCTCTCCGGAACGTCACAGTGGAGTGACTACCAAAACTCCGACCCAGTAGGTGACGTACGTACAGCTCGCACCACAGTGCACTCTGCCACGTTCAAGAAGCCAAACACACTCGTGCTTGGTAAGCAGACGATGGATATCCTCTGCGAGCACCCACAAATCCTCGAGCGCATCAAGTACTCACAGCTCGGTGTTGTGACACCTGAATTGCTCGCTCGCCTCTTCCAAGTCGAAAAGGTCATTGTCGGTGAAGCCGGCAGCCTCTCAAGCAAGGAAGGCCAGACAGACGCACTCGCGTACATCTGGGGCAAGCACGCATGGGTCGTCTACATCAGTCCACGCGTAAGTCTCAAGATGCTCACCTTCGGTGTCACCTTCACTTACTCACAACGCATCGCTAAGCGTTGGAGAGACGAGGACCGCGAAGGAACCTACGTGCGTATCGGTAGCGATAACTACGTACAGGCCGTCATCGCCGCCGCAGCCGCCTACTTTATCAAAAACGCAGTAGCCTAACTAAACGGCTCGTAAGGGTCCGCGGAATGTCCGCGGACCCGAGCAGGCGGGAATCAAACCCCTGCCCATAGCCCAAAATCACTATGGCAAAAAACGTCTCACAGCTTAAGCAAGTAGCACCAGAATTCCAGTCACAGCGTGGCGCAGTGAAGTGCGAAGCGGTCCTCGGTCTCAAAAAGACCGCGACTGCTATCTACGACACCTCAGTCAACGATAGTGCTGGCGTTTCAAACAAGACCGTCGCGGCACACGGCCTCGGGGTCTTTCTTCCTATCGGAGCAATCATCACCAACGCATGGACGGACGTGAAGACAGCGTTCACCTCTGGCACGAGTGCAGCGACCATCGCACTCAAGGCAGAAGGTGCAGGTGACCTCGTAGTAGCCGTAGCCATCAACTCGGGCACGACACGATGGGGCGCAGGTCTCGGTGGGTGTCTCCCGGGCAACCCAGCTGAAGCGACCGTAGCAGGCGATACAGGTATCCTCTCTGCGGCCCGCACAGCAGCAACGTACATCAAGACGACCGCAGAGCGTGAAATCATCGCAACGGTAGCGGTGGAAGCACTCACTGCAGGCAAGATGGCAATCTTCGTCGAGTACGTGCAATCCTTGTAATAATTAATCGCGCAATACCATGAACACTATCCTATACGTCCTCTCGAACCTCAAACACAACGGCGACGTCTACGCTGCCGGATCGTTCATTGAGGCAACCGAGGCAGACCTGAAAGCTCTCGAGACGCTCGTCACCGACGGCGTTCTTCGAGTGATGGAAGGTGCCAAGACGACTGCGGAAGCAGCCGAAACAATCGCTAACGAGAAGGCAGTAGCACTTGACGCAGTAGAATCAGCCAAGGAAAACGCCCCTGAAGACACGTGGGGACCGAAGACTGAGACCACTGCAGAGAAGGTCGACACAACCGCAACCGAGACCAAGGTGGACACCGGCAGTGCACCGATCGTCGGGACCGGAGACGTTGACCCAAACGCAGGCAAGCCTGCTGCACCATCAGGTAACGACCTCTAATACCATGAACAACCTCAAAACAAAGATAGCAATATTCGCAGTAGCGCTCGCACTCTCCGGAGTGGCGGGCATTGCCTATG